CATAAATATATATGGGAACCTACAAACGAGGCTCTCCTATATTCAACAACTCAGGTTTGCAATAACAAAACACCAGAGGCTTTAGCTAATATTGAACGCTATCGGTATGGGGTGAATGGATGGGAGGCAAGAGGTAAAGCTGTTCATTATGGATTAGAGCAAAAGATGTTGGGTGATCCTGAACCTGATTTTGGGATATATAGTGAATGGCTTGAACCGTTGTTAAGTCATCCTTTTTGGAAAAACTTTGAACCTTGGTGTGTTGAATATATGCTTTGTGATCTTAAGAAATCTGTTGGAGGTCAATTAGATCTTTTGGGTTATGACCATGATTCAAAAAGATTAATGTTGATTGACCTTAAATCTCAAAGCAAATCAGGTAAAACTTATTCTACTAATGCTCAATTAGGAAGTTATGTAGAAGCACTAAAAACACATCATGGACTAGAAGTTGATGTCTGTAAAACAGTTTGGGCAAAGCCTAGAAAAACAACAATTGGTGATGATCAACCTGTTAATGAATGCCTAGATGCTTGGCATAAAGCATGGGAAATATTTGAAGAAAAGCAGGAGGTTCCATTTTGACTTTAAAATTAATCGACACTTTTTCAGGAATAGGTGGTTTTAGTTATGCCGCCGAAAAACTCGTTGGTGGATTTGAGACGGTTGCATTTGTCGAATGTGAACCTTTCTGCCAAAAGATTTTGAAACAACATTGGCCTACAGTACCTATCTATGACGACATCCGAACCTACAACCCCGAACCATATTCAGCATCAGTTGTGGTCGCAGGCTTTCCTTGCCAAGACATTTCAGTTGCGGGCCGACAGCGTGGCATCACGAAA